ATGGGCGCAGACCCGACACCCGAGAACGTGACGAGCATCGAGGAGCTAAGCAGCGAGTACTGGACGGCGCTCAAGATGCTGCGGAAGCGGTGGCCGCACCTGGACGTGTCCGACCCGCGCGCGGAGCCCTGAGCTCCAGCACCGACGCCGCCGAGCTCGCGCTCGGCGGCGGAGAGCCCCACCCCCTCCACCGCTTGTAGCGCTCCACGAACCACAGGCGCTTCGGCTTCACCGTGTCGTGGCCCCACATCCACCCCGCCACGCCAAGCGCCAGGAGCCAAAGCAGCGCAACCTTCACCGCCAGGATCGCCATGAGGCCCGAGCCCACGATCCCAATCCACGCCATCCGTCGACCCGACTCGTTCAACACCCGACGCGTTTCGCGTGCGAACCTCGTTTGATCTGCCGGCAACACCGAGTAGTGCGCGCTCTGAGACCCGAACAACCGATAGCTGCCGAAGCACTTGTGCGCGTCCGCACCCCTGTACATCCAACGCTCGACTACAGGCGCCTGCTGCTCCAGGCCGTAGCGCACGATCGCGATGTGGACACGAGGGAGCCCGACCCCACCGACCTTGAAGCGGTCAAGGCGACGAATCCGAACCACCAGCTCGCACACCCCTTCCCTCGCCTGCTTGTCGATGAACGTCGCCGCCTGGGCGATCAAGTACACGTCCCAAAAGCGCTTGCGGCTCTGCGTGAGCCAGTCGATGACGAGCTCGCGTTCGTTGAGCGGCTTGCCCTCGCCATCGACCAACGCGCGGCCCTCGCCGTCCCTGGCCGTCCGCCCTTGCCAGCTACGCGCATTCAACCAGCCGATCGCCTCGTCCACGATCAGCATCCCGGCGGTGTCCTCTCGTTCACCGCCGACGCCGATCGCGTCGAGATCCGCACGGCTCGGGCGGTCCGGTATCACCTGGACCGACGCCTTCGACAGCGCCGCCCCGCGGCGCACGCACACCGGAGCGAAATCGATCGGGAAATTCGCGACCACCCGGCGCCCCGCTGAAGCGTAGCGCGTGATGGCGTGCTCGACCGCAACCGTAGACTTGCCAGCGCCCGGCCAGCCAGTCACCAGATAGATCGACACTAAAGCACCTTCTCCACGTGGATACGCCCCTTCAGCTCGGGCGCGAGCTCCTCGATCCGCCGAGCGATCTGGAGCGCCTCAGTTTCGCTCGCGAAAAGCGCCGCGCCCAGGTTCGACCTCCGCCAACCCCATCCCCACCGGCTACGGCACCAGTACCTGGCGAGATCCGTGTCAAACGGGTCGAGGACGATTCGGCACTCGCCAGGGGCGATCCGCACTTTCACCCGCTGACCGCCGACACTCCGCCAGGTCGAAATCCGCTTCTGCTTACGCTCGACCATCACCGGGGCCTCAGCAGATAGAGCACCAAGAACACGGCCAGCGCGACCACCAGGTCCGGCAGCCACGAGTGAAGCAGCGCGTGCCCCACGCTGGCGATCACGTCGCCACCGCAGAGGCCGCCTGCTTGATCTCCAGCAACCAGTACGACCAGCTCGTCGCGATCGCGTCGGCCACAAGGATCGCGGTGACATACGATGCCAAATGCGTAGGGATGCAATAGCTCACCATGTCATAGCCACTCGGCGGCAGCACCGCCGCCAAGGACCCGAGGACCGCCGCAAGCGCCACCTTCACAACCACCAGTGACGCGGTCACTGTCACGATGAACGCCGCCGCGACAGAAACGCCAAGCGTCGCCCGCGCGAAGATCCATTGCGCCACGAGCCCGAAGAACCCCGAAATGAGACCCGCGAAAATAGGCATCTAGACCCCCGCCTTGCGACGCCAGAAGACCGAGTAGACATACCAACACGTGAGCCCGAACAACAGCCAGTCGAGGATCGGGAGCGCGACGGCGACAACCGGACAGATGTCGAGCGTCAGATCACCACTGTTCGCGCCGTACTTGACCGCCGACGCGAACGTGATAGGGGCGCAGCTCGAGGACGACGGGAACAGAGCGTTAAAGAACGTGCCCTGCTCATGCCCCGTCGGTGCCCCAAACGTGCTCGCTCCAGGAACACCGAACGATCCGAGCCCGCTCGTCGCCGCAGCGTCCGCATGCGACTTCAGCGTCGCAACGGCGGTCGCCGCGTCGCTCTGATTCGCGAACGTGGTCGGCGTCCCCGTCTCGTCCACCTTGACCGAGCACTCCGGCTGTCCCGGACCGCCACACTGACCCGTGACCGAAGTTTGCGACACCGGCGACCCTGGCGTGTTCAGCGTCCCCGTCCCAGCAGTCGTGGCGCTCGCCGTGCCATTCACCTTCCCCTTCCCCGATCCATCCGGCGCCGTGCCGCTATACGTCCCGCACACCGTGGTGCCATCCGGCTGTGGCCGACAGCGCACGAGCGTTCCACTCCCGTCCGAATTCGCCGTGTACTTGAACGAGTCCCCTGCTCCACCGCTCCCCGTGCACACGCCAGCCGAGCAGCTCACGTTCATCGGCGGCGCGCTGCAGTCCGGGTCCTGGCTGTCGAACGTCAACGTCGCGCCGCTGCGTTTCACGCCGCAGCCGTTGTCCGAAGGCTTGACCACATCCGGCGCACTGGTCAGCACGCACGTGCCCCCGCTGATGCTGTAGCCGCTCGGGCACGTGTTCGCGTGCGAAATCGCCGTCCCCGTGATCGCGTTGCACGTCGGCTGGGTCGCGCCTGGCGTCGGGTCGTGCAGCACGAAGTAATCCGACCCGCTCACGTTGCAGACCGCCTCAACGGTGCCCCCGATCGACGCGGCACAAGCGCTCGCCGCCGCGCTGGCGGTGTCGTACAGGTTGCCGCTGCAACCGAAAGACGCGACGCTGTATTTGACGGTGGGAGATCCCGCCGAGCTCGGCGGCGACGTCGGCGAACTCCAGCCCGCAGGCGTATTGAGCGCCGACGCCGGCGTCACCGGCAGCTGCAGCGTCTTGCCGCTGTTCGGGTCACTAACCCGGATGCCGTCGAACTCCGTGCCCAACGTCACGCCGCCCGGCTGGTCAACATTCGCGGCGGACGACCCGGCGCACGTGTTGCTCGCGCTCGGGTCGATGGCCCCGGCGCCGCAGATCTCAATGACAAGTGGCTGATCAGCTCGCGCCGGCTGCGCGGCCAGCGTGAAGCCGCAAAGGATCAGCACCGCAAGGATGAACGCCTCCGCGTCGCAGTACCAGGGAATGTTGCGCTTCATCGGTCCCCCTTTTCGCTCGCGAAAAAACGGGCCCGAGCTGCTCAGGATCAGCCCGGGCCCGGCCCATCGATCAGCCCGAGCGGGCTTTCTTGAACAGGCGGAACGCCACGCCGATGGCGAACACGGTGCCGAACACGGTCAGCACCACCGGCATCGCGGCGCCCAGCTCGGCCGTGAAGCTCGTGGTGATCCCCGTGTAGTCCTGCGGCGTGTAGGTCGCGAGCGCGAGGCCCGGAACCAGAATGGCCGCGACGAGCGCGGCTTGGACTGCGTGCAGCTTCTTCATGCTTGCTGTCTCCCGACAGTTACCGGCTGATCCGCACCCGGCGACGGTAAAACTCCTACGTCAGCCAGGCGATCGCCGCTGCGGCAATCGCCTTGAAGATCTTGCCCCACATGAAGCCGATCACGAATGCGACGGCCACCTGGCCCAGCAGCGCGAGCGTCATTTCGCCACCAGCCAGCCGATGCCGAACGCGACCACCAGGGCGATCGACGCCGCCGCGTCGAGCTGGTCCTGCGTTTTCGCTTGCGAATCGCTGTCCTGGACCGTTGCCGTCCCGCTCACGGCCACGCTAGGCGTGCCGCTAATCGCGACGCTAGGCGTCCCGCTGATCGCGACCGTGGAGGTTCCTGTTCCGTCAATCGTCATGTGACACGGATTACCGCTCGTATCGCCGCACGCCATACCACCTCCTAAGAGCGCCGTAGCGCCACCGCCGAGAAAAGTGAATCGCGCGCTCGTCGAAGAGTTCGCAAGACCGTGCGCCGTGCCGTCCCCGAACGACATATCGACCAGCGCCGCAATCGTGTCATCGCTCACGACCACCGCAGAGTTAGCGGCGAGACTTCCCCAAGTAGCGGACGATGTCCAAGACGTACCCGAGCACAACGGCTGAAAATTCACGTAGCGCGGATCATTCCCGCACGACGCGACCTTGTCCGTGCTGTCCGGACTCGACTTGAACGTCCAAGCGACCGAACACTTCACGCACCCGGACGAACCACCGGCCACACACGAAGCCCCGTTCAACGTAGAAGTGTTTTTCGTGCTGATCGTCCCGGTGCACACCGGGACCTGCAGCGCCGCCACGCAGACGCTAGCGGCAGAGGCGAGCAGGATCGACGTCAGGAAACGGAACACCATTGCACCCTGCTTGGATCAGAACTGAGTCGCACCCCGGCTTGCCGTACTCACGCGCCGCGCAGATCCTGCCCTCCCTCGACTTGAAAGCGCCCACACGCGCGTAGTCCGTGGCACAGCCGGAGAGCGACCCGATCAGCGCAAGCGCAATCAACGCGGCGACCAGGTACGCCCCCCGGATGTCCATCAGGCCACCCGCTGCGGCCGTGCCGCGCCGGAGACCAGCCCGGTGACGATCGAACGGAATTCCCCACGCGCGAACCGCTGCTCGACCTGGAGCTCGAGCTCGCACGGGAATTTCGCCTGCGAAAACGCCGCAAGAGCGGCCGGCTCGAGCTCCATCTCCGCAACCTCGAATCCGGACCCCGTCACCTTCATCTTGCCGCTGGCCTGCTCCACCGGGACGAGACAGAACACCCGGCAGATATCGAACGGGTTGCCGGATTCCTTCCCGACGCCTTCGACCCGCTTCACACCCGTCACCATCACTTTCATAACGGCCTCCTTATTGCCCGCTACGCGGCCTTGACCCAATGCCAAGCCGGTGGTGCGAGCGGTTCCAACTCCACTACGCGAACCTTGGTATTCATCGTCACGACGTTCCGAGGTTCGAGAATGTCGATCCCGTACTCCTTCAACACCTTCGCGTGCCGATACAGCGTGCCGTTGGAGAGCACGGCCTTCATGTCCTGCCCCCGCAGCCAGGCCGCGAGCGTCGGCCGCACACGCGACGGAACCGCGGCGATGATGTCTGGGTCGTCGGAGCGATCCACGCGACGCAACAGCCCCGTGTGCTCGCGATAGAGATCCTCGAGTTTCGCCTGCGAAATAGCGTCAAGATCATCGAGCCCGAGCTCGTGCAACAGTCGTCGCTTCAACTCAACCTCCACGCGGACCACACCATTCGACTCGCAGAAACGCACGGCCTGGTGCTCCGCGTTCAGACCGTGCTTCATCAGCTCCTCGCCCTTCAGATACGCCTTGAAGTAATGGCGCGTGTTGCCATACCAAATGCTTGAGTCCCCGGCGTTCCCCCGCTTCACACGCTGCACCGCCTGAGCCCCAAGCCATCGAATCACCGCACGCGCTTGCGCTTCGGAGCGCGCGCAAAAATTAGCGGTGAGGTCCACACGGACCACTCGTGCGCCTCGCCCAGGCGTCGCACCGGAAAGCCGGCGAGAAGTTCCAAGAGCCGGCAGTCCGTTTTGCGCGAGTACTCGATTAGCTGCCGCCACTGTTCCCGGCCAGCCGAGGTTGAAAAGGTTGTCTTCGCGACCGAGACGCCCGACGTTTCCGCTAATGAATACGCGCGAACCGTCACATCCCACTCGAACCACGGTGTCGTGAGAGCCCGCAACAGTCGCGGGCACAACTCGCTCAAGACGGCAGTTACCCCATCGGTCGTAGTAGGCCCTGAGCCCAGCGATGAGGATCGGGAGACCCCCGCTCGGATAGTGCTCAACAGCGGAGAGCCAATCGACAAAGACCGAGCCGTCACCGGGCACCTGCTTCCCCGGTCCCGTTTCCCAAATTGGGAATGAACGGCGTAGTGTTACTGGCCGATAGGGCGGCGGCGGCGGCCGCTGCGCGGCCGCCCGCCGCCTGCCCTGCCCTCGCCGATCTCTCCGACATCCAGCCCCCCTGTCGCCGTCAGGCAACACCTGACGTCAGGGCAGACCGTACACTGTCAGGCTATGCTTGACAAGGCTTCCAACCGCTCGGAGCGACCGACATGAACGAAGAAAAACGCTTGACAAAGCTGGCTGAGGATGCTGCACACGCGAAAGGCTCGCAGGCCGAGCTTGCGCGCTATCTCCGCGTCACCAGGGCAGCGGTGAACGACTGGATCCACGGTCGAACGAAGCCCGACGGCCTGAACGTCGTCAAGATGCAAGACCTCTTGAAACGCGCTGCGTGTGTCCTGCTCGCAGCAGGACTTTCAATGACCGGCAACGACGCTGACGCGTTTAACAAAACGCCTGCGCGCGACACATTCTGTACGGTGTCGCCATACACATTGTGCGTCATGTATCCCAAGACGAACCAGCCACCCAAGGCCTTCAGGGCGGCTGGTGCGGTGGCTTAG